GGAAGATGGGAGTTTACAGAACTAAAAAAGCGTGCTATGGAGAAATATAAATACTGGGAACCGGAAACAGTAATCGTGGAAGCAAAAGCTTCTGGACTTCCGCTGACGGATGAGTTAAGATCATCGGGAATACCCGTTGTGAATTATACGCCAAGCAGAGGAAACGATAAACATGTTCGGGTCAATTCAGTAGCGCCGATGTTTGAATCGGGCCAAGTATGGTGTCCGGACGAAAGGTGGGCGCAGGACGTTATAGAGGAGTGTGCAGCTTTCCCTTTTGGCGACCATGATGACTACGTGGATTCAACCACGCAAGCTCTCATGCGATACCGCCAAGGCAACTTTGTTCAACTTCCCGATGACTACTACGACGAACCACGGAACACGGAACCGAGAGAATATTATTAATGAGTTTAAACAGTTACCAGTCGGCCTCAAACGCACACACCTCTGACTGGGTTAGTCGCATGGCGGTGAAAGCCGCCACTGCGATGGAAAAATAAAATGGTAGATAAAGTAACACAAGCAAATAAAAGAATAGCAAAACAAACTATTAAGCCAAGTCCTATTGAACCTGTTAAAGGACCTGCAGGATTTGCAACAGCAACAGCAAGATCGGGAAAATCTCTTTGGGATACTATAGGTGCTTGGGAATATAAAAATAATAAAGTATGGAGCGACTATTTAAAAAGTAAAGGACTACCACCAATAGGATCGACAGGCGGTGAAAAATCATTAGAACTTTTAAATAAAGGAGTTAATCCAAGTGACAAGTATGTAAAATTATCTGATCCTATTAAAGAACTAGAAAAAGATTTATTTAAACGTGGGGATAAAGTTGGAAAAATTCAATTATCAAAAGATTTATCTCAAATACAAAAAAATGCCAATAAAGCTTTTCCTAAAACAGGAACAAGTGAAGAAAAATTAAAATTTATCATGAAAGAGATTGCAAAAAAATATCCAATGATTTTAAAAAAAGGAATGTCCTTTGTTAGAAACCTTGGATTTAGAATGCTTGGTCCAATAACCGGAATTGGATATGCATCGGATATTTTAACTCCATCAAATATTATGGGTTTTAAAGATAATGAAGAAGATATAAAAATGGCAGGAGGCGGTATGATGAATATGGATGAAATGATAAGACCACTTGGATATGAAGTAGGCGGAGTTGTTCCAAGAAGCAGGCAGCAATCTGTAATGGAAGAAGAAGCCAAGCCGCAAGGTGAAATGTTTGGTGGTTTAATAGATTTAATTAAAAATATAAGAAAAAATGCATTTGCTCCAGAGCAACGTGAAGATGGCGGCGCAAAATATATGAAAATGTTTGATTTTCTTTGGGGCAAAGGATATTCTCAACCACAAATTGATGCTATACTTAGTGGAAAAATTAATCAAGAAGATGTTGTTCCTGCAAGAAAAAATTTAGATGAAGAGTTTAAAGGATAATTAATGGCTATAGAAAAAAATAATCCAGAACTTATTGATCTAGAAATAGAGCAAGGAGTGGAACAAGAAATTACATCACCAATGACGGACGGTGATGCGTTGATGTTGGACGATGGTTCAGCAATCGTGAACCCTGCAGAAGATACCTCTATGGAAGGCGCGTTTAACGCGAACCTTGCAGAATTAATTCCGGATGATGAATTAACAGCTTTAGCTAATGACTTAGTTTCCGATTATGAATATGATAAAGACGCGCGGTCCGATTGGCTTAAAACATATACCGATGGCCTAGACTTACTCGGCTTTAAATACGAAGACAGAACAAAACCATTTGCTGGTGCAACCGGTGTTACTCACCCGTTACTAGCAGAAACCGTTACCCAATTTCAAGCGCAAGCTTATAAAGAGTTACTACCTCCCGAGGGTCCTATCCGCACACAAATAGTGGGAGAGATAACACCACAGGTCGAAGAACAATCACAACGTGTTAAAGAATTCATGAACTATCAAATTAGTTATGAAATGGAAGAATACGATCAAGAACTCGATCAAATGTTATTTCACTTACCACTAGCGGGTAGTTCCTTTAAAAAAGTTTATTATGACGCGGTTAAAGATAGAGCCGTTTCCAAATTTGTTCCAGCCGAAGATGTGGTCATGCCATATGTATCAACGGACATGGAATCATGCGAACGTATTACGCACGTTGTCAAAACAATGGGCAACGAACTGCGCAAAAAACAAGTAAGCGGTATGTACCGCGACATTGATGTCAGCATGTCACCAATGGAAAAAAATGACGCGGGAAAAAAATACGACGAACTAGACGGTGTAACAGAAACACAAAACGCGGAGGACATAGTACTTTTAGAGTTTCATTGCGATTTGGACATACCGGGTTTCGAAGATAAGAACTCGCAAACAGGAGAAGCAACTGGTATAAAATTACCATATGTTGTTACTGTTGACGAAGGGTCTGGAAAAGTATTATCTATATATAGAAACTATGCTGAAACAGATCCTCTTCGTAAAAAGATACAATACTTTGTTCACTATAAGTTTTTACCCGGCCTTGGTTTTTATGGCTTTGGTCTTATCCACATGCTCGGAGGTCTCTCAAGAACTGCGACATCAGCCTTACGTCAACTCATTGATGCTGGTACGTTGTCCAATCTCCCTGCAGGCTTTAAAGCAAGAGGGCTGCGCGTTCGAGACGATGATCAACCCCTCCAGCCCGGAGAATTCAGAGATGTAGATGCACCGGGAGGCGCGATCCGCGAATCCCTAATGCTGATACCGTACAAGGAACCAAGTGCAACTCTTTTTCAACTACTAGGTTTTGTTGTTGAAGCAGGTAGACGTTTTGCGTCTATTGCGGATAACAAAATGGGTGAAGGCTCACAGGCCAATCCTGTAGGCACAACAATGGCAATCATGGAACGCGGCACGAAAGTAATGAACGCGATTCATAAACGATTACATTACGCACAAAAAGTTGAATTTAAATTACTATCAAGAGTCTTTGCTGAAAGTTTACCTGCTGAGTATCCTTATGCTGTTCGTGGCGGCAATCGAGTTATTAAACAACAAGACTTTGATGAGCGCGTCGATATACTTCCCGTTTCTGATCCGAACATTTTTTCTATGTCTCAGCGTGTAACGCTGGCACAAACACAAATGCAAATGGCAACATCTAATCCGCAAATGCACAACATGCATGAAGCGTACAGACGTATGTACGAAGCACTGGGTGTAAGAGATATTGATAAAATATTATCACCTCCTCAACAACCACAACCAGAGGATCCCGGAATGGAAAATTCTAAATCATTACAAATGATGAAGCTACAAGCATTTCAAGGACAAAATCACGCAGCACATATTAATGCACACCAAGCATTTATGAGTTCATTTTTAGTAGCAAATAATCCACCAACAATGGGCATATTACAATCACATATTTCGGAACATATATCGATGATGGCGAGAGAAGAAATAACACAAAAAAATGCACAGGCAATGGAAGAACAAGCAGCGCAATTTGGTGGACAAATACCACCAGAACTAATGCAACAGTTTCAAATGCAAAATGAAAATGAAATTGCAGAGCGAATTGTCACAATGACAGAGGAATTAGTAGCAGAGGAACAAGAATATCTTGGACAAAAAGACTCTGATCCACTTATTGACTTAAAACAACAAGAATTAAACCTTCGTGCACAAGAAATTCAACAAAATAAAGACATTGCAGAACAAAAATTAGACTTAGACGTTGAAAAACTTAATTTTGAAGGTGACAAACTTGAACAAAAAGATAAAATGGACAAGGAAAAAATACAAAGCCAAGAAGATCAAGCAGATTTACGAGCAGAAGTAGCCTTACAAGGTCAAAGGAGACAAAATGACAATAGATCCTAGAATAGCAAAGTTATTAAAGAAAAAATATAGAAAAAAACACGGTGTAAAAGTTGGAGATTCAAAAAAAATGATGCAACAACTAACAAAAGGTGCTAAAGTATCAACTTATGCAAAAGACGGAGGTTATATTGCAAAAAAAGGCGGTAAAATTGTTAAAAAAAGAAAAACTACTAAAAAAAAGTAGTCCAAAAGCTATTTTAGATGAAGTATTTGCTTTTGCGGACCAACATCCGCAAGATCCAATGGCACTTAGCGCGTCATTAATGGTTGTAGCAAAAACAATTTATCTAAATATGTTGGGGCCAGAACAAACGCAAGATATGATTCATGCTTTTGCAGAGGGTTTAGAACATCACGAATATGAAAAGGTGACAATACATTAATGGCTACTTGTAGAAGTTGTGAACATGAATGTCATCATGGTAATGGCGGTAAATGTCATTGTGGTTGCTTAAACTGTGAACATGATATAAAAGAAGCATTAAATAAACTTGATGAAGTTTTGAAACCGACAAAAGAAGTTGAGTTTGAAGCAGATTTTAACTTAACTGAACACTAGGAGGAAAGATGAAACTAGTTAAAGACCTTTGGGGTCATTTAAAAGAGTGGAGCGACTGGGGAATGAAGGACTGGATTAAAGCCGGCATCGTTACCATAGTTGTCTTGTTTGTTGTTTATAAAATGACAGGCGGAGGAGCAGCTTAGACTTATGGTCTGGCAACTACTCGCAAAACCTTTACTTGGCGTCGTTGCAGACGGCGTCAAGGGTTTCGTTAAGACAAAACAGGCGAAAGCAGAGCTAAGAGTAACAGAAGTTAAAGCGGCAACTAAGCTGAAGCAAGACCAAATCGCCGGAAAAGTGGCATGGGAAGCATCAGCGGTAGATCAAATGAAGGGCTCGTGGAAAGATGAGCTAATTTTAATTTGCCTACTGGCGCCCGCGACACTCGTATTTTTTCCCGGAATGACTCATCATATTGAAGCTGGATTTATTGCCTTGCAATCACTTCCGGATTATTATAAGCACTTATTATATATTGCCTGCTCAGCAAGTTTTGGCATTAAGGGCGCGAAAGGAGCAGTAGGTTTATTTAAGAAGAAATAACTTATGGACTCAATAGTATTAGCAGAAAGAATATTTCGTATAATTAGGACTAGACAAACCCAACTAACTGAGATAATAATTAACAATCAAGTAAAAGATTGGAATGATTATCAAAATCATTTAGGTCAACTTGACACATTAAATTACATTGAACAGGAACTCTCGGACCTGCTAAAGAAACAGGAGCAAGATGAATAATACACTAATATTGCCTACACATGTTGCTAAAGCTCGTGTAGCGCAAAAAGAAAAAGAAAAAAAAGAAACAAAGAAAAAACCATTAGAAGAAATGACTTTGCCAAAACCAACTGGTTGGCGAATTGTTGTTCTCCCTTACAAAGCTAAGCAAAAAACAAAAGGTGGAATTATTCTATCAGATAAAACTGTAGAAGAATCTCAAATTGCAACCAACTGCGGACTAGTTATGGAAATTGGACCAGATGCTTATCAAGATAAAGATAAGTTTCCCAATGGACCATGGTGCAAGAAAAAAGATTGGGTTTTATTTGCACGTTACGCTGGTTCTCGCATTAATATTGATGGTGGAGAATTACGTGTACTTAACGATGATGAAATATTAGGAACCATTGAGGATCCGGAAGATATTTTGCACGCATTAACCGTTTAATACGGAGAGGAAATTATGCCCGAAGCACAAGAAACATTAAAAGAAGCAACAACTCCAATGGTTGATTTAGATACAACTGGAAACTCTGTGGATATTGAGTTAGATGATTCTAAAGCTAATACAAAAGAAGTTGAAACGAAAAAAGAAAACCCTGTTGTAGAAGTTAAAGAAGAAAAAAAAGATGAACGTGAAGAATATAGTGATGGTGTCAAAAAACGTATTGACCGATTAACATATAAAATTCGTGAAGCGGAAAGAAGAGAAAAAGAAGCTCTTAGTTTCGCGGAACAAGTAAAAAAAGAACGAGACGATTTACAGACAAAATTTACAAAACTTGATGATGGTTATGTTAATGAATTTTCTGGTCGTGTTAAATCAGAACTAGAGTCAGCAAAAGCAACACTGAAACAGGCTGTTACAGCCGGTGATGTAGACGCACAAGTAGCGGCAAATCAAGCATTAGCAAGATTAGCTATTGAGCAAGAACGTATAAATGCTACAGAAGAGCAAAGAAAATTATATGAAAAATCTCAAGAAAATGCTGGACAGGTAGTTCAACAACCTGTACAAACTAATGTACAACAACCACAACCGGCTCCACCGGACCCAAAAGCGGAAGCATGGGCGGAAAAAAATGAGTGGTTTGGTAAAGATGAAGCGATGACATATGCTTC